TCGGAGAAGGCAGCAGCGGAGAAGGCAGCAGCGGAGAAGGCAGCAGCGGAGAAGGCAGCAGCGGAGAAGGCAGCAGCGGAGAAGGCAGCAGCGGAGAAATGGGAGCTGTCTGAGCGCGAGTGGGAGATCGTGAGAAGCCTGAAAGACTGAGGGGAGGAAGAAGTAGTATGCCAGGAAAAATCTGGAAGAAGGTAGCGACGACGAAAAAAGAGAACGGCGAGAGCACCGTCGTGTGGGCAGCCGATGGCTGCGACTGCACCATTGAGAGCAGGAAGAGGTTGATACCACATGCGAACAGGTCTGGCGGCTGGCTGTACACGACCTATTTTCTGAAAAGGCCGGACGGGACAGAGAAAGAATACTTTCGGATGTCTGAAGCGAAAGAGGAAGCCGAAAGAGTGAACACAAAGGAACATTGAATCGTGCTATACTGGCACCGTGGAAAACTAAGAACAGGAGCCTCGCAGAGATGCGGGGCTTTTCTTATGGAGACAAGATGGCGACATTCTACGACGGCGCGGCCTGGAAGATCCGAAGGGCGACGGCTCTCCGGCGTGACGGCTACCTCGACCAGATAGAGCTGAGGTACGGCAGGCACGTGGAGGCGGAGACCGTGCACCACATCTTCCCGCTGGATCTCTATCCGGAGTACAGACTGGAGCTCTGGAACCTGGTCAGCGTATCAAAGCAGACGCACAACAGGCTCCACGAACGGGGGACGGGTGCGCTCTCCGCGGAAGGGATGGAGCTCGCGAGGCGCACGGCGCGGAAGTACGGGCGCGAGATTGACTGGGCAAGGATGAGCCCCCCCGGTGCTGGTTGAGGGCTGGCCACGCTACCAACGGCGGAGGAGGGGGAGGTATATACGCGGCGGATTTTTTGGAAAGGGGGTCGAAAACGTGGACAAGGAAGGCTGGCGGAAGGCTATCGTGGCCGCCTGCACTGAGGCGGGGACCTACCGGGCCGTCTACGACAACCCAATCGACACCCTTGCAGACATCATGGCCAAGCGTGACGAGGCGGAGAAGCTCTACGAATCGGCTGGCTCGCGTCCCGTGCTGATGCACACGAACAAGGCCGGCGCGGCAAACCTGACTGTTAACCCGATCCTCTCCGTGATCAGCAAGCTGAACGAGCAGGCGCTGGCCTACTGGCGGGACCTCGGATTGACGCCGGCAGGGATGAAGAAGCTCGGCGGCGAGATCGACAAACAGGGCGTCGGAGCGTTCGAGGCAATCCTGGCGAGGCTTGAGGAATGAGCTACCTGGAGATCGCGGACAAGTTCGCGGACGACGTCGCCTCCGGCAGGGAGCTGGAGGGCGCCGAGATCGTGGCAGCCTGCCGACGGTGGCAGAAGGACCGGCAGCGGACCGACATCGAGATGCGGGAGAAGGATCCCGACTTCGTGATCGGGATCATACAGAAGACGCTGGTCCACGCGCAGGGGGAAGACGCGAACGGTGAGCCGCTCCTGGGGAAACCTTTCATCCTGGAGCCGTGGGAAATCTTCGTGACGTTCAACCTCCTGGGATGGTACCAGACCGGCACCCAGATCCGGCGCTTCTCTGAGACGTTCATCATGGTCGCCCGGAAGAACGGGAAGACCTCGTTCGTGGCTGCGCTCGCGTGGGGCGTCAGCATCCTGCAGCGGAAGAGCGGCAGCAAGGTCTACATGGTCGCGGCAGCTCTGAAGCAGGCGCTGGAGCCGTTCCGGTTCCTGACGTTCTCGCTGAAGTATAACAAGCTCGACAAGGTCTTCCGGATCCGGGACAACAGCTTCGAGCACTCCATCGCCTACACGTTCACGAAGGCCGACGGGACCCCTGACGGGTCGATGGATCTCCAGGCGATGCCGGCAAACCCGGACGTCCAGGATTCATTCAACAGCAACTTCGTAATCGCGGATGAGATCGCAGCCTACAAGAGCCCGGCGCAGTACAACCGATTCAAAGAGGCGGGCAAGGCCTACGCCAATCGGCTGATCGTGGGCATCACGACCGCCGGGGACAATGCGAACAGCTTCGGCTACCGTCACATGGAGTACGCGGTGAAGGTCGCCACCGGAGTGGTGGACGATGACAGCTTCTTCAGCTTCGTGGCCCGAGCGGATCAGGACGAGAACGGCGACGTTGACTACCTGAGCCCGGAGCAGCATAAGAAGGCCAACCTCTCCTACGGGGTGACGGTACGCCCAGCGGATCTGATGGCCGAGGCGAAGCAGGCCCAGAACGACCCGCAGAAGCGGAAGGACTTCCTGAGCCGGTCGCTGAATATCTACACGACGGCGATGCGGTCCTACTTCGACATCGACGAGTTCAGACGGAGCGACAGCCAGTACCACTGGACTCTGGAGGAGCTGGCCCGGCTGCCGATCGACTGGTTCGGAGGCGCGGATCTTTCCAGGATGCACGACCTGACGGCGGCGGCGCTCTATGGGAGATACCAGGGCGTCGACATCATCATCACGCACGCCTTCTTCCCGGTCACGATGGCCGCGCGGAAAGCGGAGGAAGACAGCATCCCGCTCTTCGGCTGGAAGGAAGACGGGTGGCTGACGCTCTGCGACTCCCCGACCGTCAACATGGCGGACGTGGTCGGCTGGTTCAGCGAGATGAGAAAGAAGGGCTTCCGGATCCGGCGCGTGGGCCACGACCGGAAGTTCGCCGGCGAGGAATACTTCCCGGCGATGAAGGCAGCCGGCTTCAACATAATCGACCAGCCCCAGTACTTCTACGTGAAGAGCCAGGGCTTCCGACATATCGAACGGGCAGCGAAGAACGGGGTGCTCTACTACCTCCACAGCGAGGCCTACGAGTACTGCGTGAGCAACGTGCACGCCGTGGAGAAGACGGACGACGCCGTCCAATACGAAAAAATACAGCCGACGCAGAGAATCGACCTCTTCGATGCGTCGGTTTTTGCTTGCGTCCAGTTTATGGAGCAGGAAGAAAAAACAAAAGCGGGCAAACGCTGGTGGGGTGAGGAGTAAAAATGGGACTTTTTAGCAGACGGAAAAAAGAGCCGGCACAGAAGCGGAGCATCATCTTCCCGGACGGGAGCCCCTTCGACTGGGGCATCGCTTCGGAGATCGTTCCCGGCTATGTGGCGCTCGACAAGTGCCCGGAGATCGTGACGGGCTGCAGCCGGATCGCGGAGCTGATCGCCTCGATGACCATCTACCTGATGGCCAACACCGACAGGGGCGACGTCAGGATCAAGAACGAGCTCTCCCGGGTGATCGACATCAGGCCGAACCGGTGGATGACTCGCACGACCTGGATGACCGGGATCGTGATGAACATGCTCCTCTACGGACACGGGAACGCCATCGTCGTGCCGCACACCGTGGAAGGCCTCCTGGGCAACCTGGAGCCGATCGCGGCGGACCGGGTGGGCTTCGTCGTTAAGGATCCCGGCTACAAGGTCACGATCGACCACCGGGAGTACAACCCAGACAACCTCCTGCACTTCGTTTACAACCCTGACCGGAAGTACCTCTGGAAGGGGCAGGGGTTCACCGTATCCCTTCTTGACGTGGCAAAGAGCCTGGCACAGGCGAACGCGACGAAACAAGGGTTCATGCGGAGCGAGTGGAAGCCGAGCCTGATCGTGAAGGTCGACGCCCTGGCGGATGAGTTCGCGAGCCCGGCAGGCCGGGAGAAACTCCTGGACAACTACATCACGACCTCCGGAGCAGGCCAGCCGTGGGTGGTACCTGCCGGCACGATCGACATCTCCACCGTGAAGCCGCTGACCCTCGGGGAGCTGGCGATCAGCGACACCGTCACCCTCGACAAGAAGACGGTCGCGGCGATCCTGGGCGTGCCTCCCTATCTCCTCGGCGTCGGGGAGTTCAACCAGGCCGAGTGGAACGCCTTCGTGAACAATACGATCCGACCGATCTGCAGGGAGATCGAGCAGGAGATGACGCGGAAGCTGATCATCTCGGAGCGCTGGTACCTGATGTTCAACATCGCCAGCCTATACAGCTACGACCTACAGACGACGGCGAACGTATACCAGGGCCTGATGGAGCACGGGATCGTCACCGGCAACGAGGTCCGCGAGAAGATCGGCATGGAGCCGAAGGACGGGCTCGATGAGCTCCTGGTCCTGGAGAATTACATCCCGGTCGCCAAGTCCGGCGATCAGAAGAAACTGGAGGCATAACGATGGACAACATCAGACTGGCGCAGGCGTCCCGCTTCGCTATGGACGCGACGGCAAATTTTAAGACCCGCGAAGAAGGCGAGGAGCTCTTCATCGAGGGTTATTTTTCGGTATTCAACAGCCCATACGAGATGTGGGAGGACTACACCGAAATCGTAAGGAACGGAGCTTTTCGGGAGACTCTCCGGAAGGATGACATAAGGGCACTGATCAACCACGACACCACGCTGGTGCTCGGTAGGACTACCGCCGGCACGCTGGAGCTCAGCGAGGACGAGCATGGGCTGTTCGGGAGGATCCGGATCAACCGTAACGACCAGGATGCCATGAACGCCTACGCCCGGGTGCAGCGGGGAGACGTGACGCAGTGCTCTTTCGGGTTCGACGTGGAGGCCTTCGACACCGAGGTCGA